ATGTTCGCTTCTCCAGTCCTCTCCAATGCTCCTAAGCAAGGAGAAAAAGCTCGTGGATTACCTATCAGCTGTTTCTTGACATACGTACCTGATACTCTAAACGGCTTGATCGACCACAGCTCCGAGCTACGCTGGTTGTCTGTAATGGGCGGTGGTGTTGGTGGTCACTGGTCAGGAGTTCGTACCGTTTCTGATATTGCTCCTGGACCAATCCCTTTCCTTCATACTGTTGACGCGGATATGATTGCGTATCGCCAAGGGAAAACTCGTAAAGGATCATACGCTGCGTATTTGGATGTTCATCACCCTGATATTATCGAATTCCTTAATATTCGTATCCCTACTGGTGATGTTCAGCGGAAGGCGTTGAATATTCATAACGCTATTAATATCACAGACGAGTTTATGGCGGCAGTATTAAATGACACTACGTTTGATCTTCGCGACCCTAAAGACGGTTCGGTTAAAGATAGCGTAAATGCCCGTAAACTATGGGAGCGTATCTTAGAAGTTCGTTTCCGTACTGGTGAACCATACCTAAACTTTATTGATACAGCAAACAGAGATCTACCTAAGAATCTAAAATCTCTTGGTTTAAAGATTCATGGATCTAATTTGTGTAATGAAATTCACTTGCCTACTGGCGATGATCGTACTGCCGTTTGTTGTTTATCTTCATTAAACTTGGAGAAATATAATGAATGGAAAGATACGTCTATTGTTCGCGATCTTGTTCGCATGCTTGACAACGTCCTGCAGTACTTCATCGAAAATGCCCCTGATGAAATTAGTAGAGCTCGATATTCAGCCATGCGCGAACGTTCCATCGGACTTGGTGCTATGGGATTTCACTCTCTCCTCCAACGTCACGGAGTCGCTTGGGAATCTGATAAGGCACGCGAAATCAATACCGTGGTGTTTGAACATATCAAACGCGAAGCAGTCAAAGAAACCGAAATTCTCGCTCAAGAGAGAGGAGAATATCCGGATGGAGAAGGAACAGGTAGACGTAACGCGCACTTGCTTGCGATCGCACCCAACGCCTCTTCGGGAGTCATATTGTCAACAAGTCCTTCGATCGAACCGTTAAAAGCTTGCGCATATACTCATCGTACTCGTGCTGGTTCGTTCCTTGTTAAGAATGTATATCTAGAGAAGCTTCTTACAGAGAAGGGTATGAATACCGATTCTATTTGGACTTCTATTATTACTAATAAAGGCAGCGTACAACACTTGCCTTTCCTATCTGAAGGCGAGAAGGCTATCTTCAAGACTGCCCAAGAGCTAGACCAAAACTGGGTTATTGAACACGCTGCAGACCGTCAGAAGTATATCTGTCAAGGTCAATCAGTCAACTTGTTCTTCCCTGCTGGCGCTCCGAAACGTTATGTGAATAAAGTTCATTTTAAAGCTTGGCAAAAAGGGCTAAAAGGTTTATACTATCTCCGCACTGAAGCTAAGAACCGCGCAGAGAACGTCTCTGAGAAGGTAGAGCGAGTTGCCTTGGAAGATGATAAGCGTAGTATAGTATATGGTAAGAAAGGTTGTCCGTTCTGTGAGATGGCTACACAAGAGCTCTCTTTACGAGGAATCCCTTTCGATTACATTGACTTAGCTGAAATTAAAAAGACAGCAGCTGAAGTTACTGGTCGAGATGACGTCAATACTGTCCCTCAAATCTACATTGAAGGCAAGTACATTGGCGGTTATGAAGAAATGATGAAAGTATTTTCTAAAGGTACTTACGAGCCAGAATCTAGTGAAAGTGACGAGTGTACAGCTTGTCACGGATAATCCATGGGAGCGGAAACGCTCCCTTTAATAATTAAAACACGAGGAATAGTATGTCACTATTAAAATTCTCTCAAACGTACAAACCATTCTTATATCCATGGGCGGTTGATCTATCTAAGAAACACGAAGAAGTCCATTGGATTGAAGACGAAGCTGAATTAAGTGAAGATGTACAAGATTGGAAGACTAAACTTACAGAAGGTGAGAAAGAATTTATTACTCATATTCTACGTTTGTTTACTCAATCAGATGTACAGGTGGGTGAAAACTACCACGAGTTTCTAATCCCTAAATTTAAGAATAATGAAGTTCGCAATATGCTTTCTTCGTTTGCTGCTCGTGAAGCAGTACACCAACGCGCATATGCGTTGTTGAATGATACGCTTGGTTTACCTGATGAAGAGTATCATAAATTCCTAGAGTTTAAAGCCATGGCTGATAAGTTAGACTTTATGAAGGATAACGATAACTCTACACAAGCTAACTTGGCGCTTGCTCTAGCACAGTCAGTATTCAACGAAGGTATGAGCCTATTCAGTTCGTTTGTAATGCTATTGAACTTCCAACGTCATGGCAAGATGAAAGGAATGGGTACTATTGTTGAGTGGTCTATTCGCGACGAGTCTCTACACGTACAGGGTAACGCAAAGTTGTTCCGTACTTTCTGCGAAGAGCATCCTCGTATCGTTAATGACGAGTTAAAATCTAAAATATATAAGATGGCTGAAACTGCTGTTAAACTAGAAGATAAGTTTATTCAGCTAGTGTATAAAGGTAATACAGAAGACGGTGCTCACGTGGCTGGTCTTACTGAGAAAGATGTTAAACAATATATCCGACACATAGCCGATCGTCGTCTACTTCAACTTGGTTTGAAAGCAAAGTTTGGCGTAAAAGATAATCCTCTCCCATGGTTAGACTGGGTATTGAATGGCGCTTCTCATGATAACTTCTTTGAGAAACGTGTTACTGAATACTCTGTTGTAGGTATGGAAGGTGAAGATTTCGGTTGGGATGAACTAGAAAAGGAAGTAGCATAAATGGTAAGTCAATTTGAAATTGAATGTCCTATTTGTGATATTTGTACAGAAGTAACTGTAAAATACGATCAAGAAAAACCTGCTCATTGCCCTATGTGTGGCGAAGACGTAGATTCTACTTGTATTTCTGAGGAGGATTAATTTAGAGGTACACTAAATATTACTATTAACGTAACATGAAGTGTACCTATGGATTGGCTCTACGAAAACGAAACCTTCAACCCTGATGAGGAATTCTTAAAACCTTATCAGGGTTTTGTTTACCTGATTACCGAAATGGATACTGGTAAAAAGTATATCGGTAAAAAATACTTTTGGAAGCCAAAGACGCTTCCTGTCACTAAGACCCGCAAACGCAAAGTTAAAACCACTGTTCAGTCTGATTGGAAGAAATACTATGGCTCAAACCAAGAGCTAAAGCAGATCATTAAGGAACAAGGTGGCGACAACTACAAGAGAGAAATCCTAAAGCTTTGTAAGACCAAGGGCGATTGCTCCTACTATGAAGCGAAGTACCAGTTCGAATATGACGTTCTTCTTAAAGAAGAATTTTACAATGAGTTTATTGGGTGTAAAATTCACAGCAAACATTTATCCAAGTGAGGTTCACATGGGACAAGTTGTCGACTTTAAAGCAAAGGCTGCTGAAATAGCGGATAAAAAACTCGCTCAGACCGACGAAGAATCATTAGAAATGCTGGCGTATGACATAATGTTAGACGCTATGGATTTACTAGAGTATGAAGGATTCGATATCAGAGAGATGGAAGCTGACCTCACTGTTGCGTTGAATATACTTGTAGCCTCTATACGAAGACAACAAGGGTTGGATCACCCTTTGCTAAAGCCTATGGAACAAATGAATACATTCTTAATGGAAATGTACGAAAGGCAGGAAGAAGAAGATACCGAATAATAAGAACCTGTGCTACCTTAGAGACCGTTAGTTCGGTTGTAGCAGGCTGGCTTGCCAGAGCCATTGATAAGGGAGTCGTCCCCCTGACTCAAAAATCTGGCACTTTTTTTAAAAAAAACTGTTGACTTTTGTTTTGATATCATCTATACTACACGTGTAAATTGAGTTGAGGGATAGATTATGTCACGTAAAACCATTTCTGTAGATCGAGTTAAAGAGTTAGCTAATCAAATGTTGGCTAATAGCCACGATTCTTGTGGTGCTTCCCCTGAATACCGTGAGTCTATTACAGCTTTAATTTCTAGCATCCTACATGAGACTGGAAATTATAAAGGGTTTCGTTACCTTTCTGATTCAGAAACCCCTGCAGGCGAATCGTTCGGTATTGACGATGATTTAAAAATTTACGATCGCACTCGTCGCGCTTACTTCTAGGAGATAATAATGTATAACGGGTATAAAAACTGGGATACGTGGAACGCATACTTATGGCTTTGTAATGAAGAAGATGTGTATGAGTCATTACGTAGATGTTGGTCAGAGAACCAACTTAGAGACTTATACATGGCGAAGTTCGGTAAAGGGTTTGATGGTATCAACGAAGATGCTATTGACTGGACGGAACTGTACGATTTAGTTAATGAACACAAAAAAATATAAAAAAAAGTGAAAAAAAGTTAAAAAAAGTGTTTACTTTTGTTTTTAAATCAACTATACTACATGTGTAAATTGAGTTGAGGAACTAAAAATGATGAATTTAAAAGCTGGTGATTTGATTAAGTCTTACGATTTCGGTAAAGAAGTTCGTAGTGATTGTTACATCGTTGGTCGTGTACGTTCAATCACTAATGACGTGATTTCTTGTGAATATGTTAAAGGTTTCTTTGACGGTAAAGTTACTCTTCCAGAAAAAAACGAGTTGTTCTCTACTCCTGTTCAAGGTGCTTCTTTGATGGATGATGTTTGGACTCGTATCGAAATGATCGCTACTGCTGAAGAAGTTGAGCTTGTTCTTTCTGACTACAACGTTAGCCACTAATTGAGGATTATATTATGAGTTTTGAGCGTGTACAAAAATATATCATTGACGTTATTGTTGAAAGCCACAAAGGTCGTAAAGACTTTAAAGAGTTGGTGGCTCGTGTCCCTGTTACTGGTCGCTACAACGCTGTTGAGTTATCTGGTGAGATCGCCTTGTACTACCAAAACGTTTTGAAAAAAACTGTTCAGGTTGATTACTATAAAGAAGAAAAGGCTCCAAGCCTGTCTGACTTCGACACTGTTAGCGTTTAAGGAGAATCTGTTATGTTCAGTAATATGTTTGAAACCTTAGAGATCGCTATGCTTAAATCCGTCTCTTCTCCTCGCAACATCAAAGATGACGGAGAAATAAACTGGGTTGGCGTTAATCACGATGTATTCAAAGCAATAGAAGCTAAGTTTAAAGACGATGTGTACTTCTACGATTATATCAACTATCGCTTTGCCGAAGATTTTGCTGTCTCTAAGAAAAATTATATGGACTATGTCAATAGATATTTGTTGGAGGAAGCGTAATGAGTAAGAATGATTACTTTATGGAGTTAGTTGATGCTAGGTGTAAGTTAGTTGAATCTACCCACATCTTAGAAAAGCTTACTCAGTTTGTGCTAGAGGATAACGAAGTTTTAACGAAGATATATCTAGAAATGGCTGTGAATCAAATAAAAGAGTCTCAGGAATATTTAAACGAGGGTAGAACTTTACAAGTAGTATGATCAATTTAATTACTGTATGCACCGATGCGTATCCAACGCAATATGCTAGGATATTGATAAAACGGTTTTTATCTCTAACAGAATTACCCGTAAAAGTTTGGTGCATAACAGACAGACCAGAAGAAATTCAAGACCTAGCTGAAACCATAGAACCGCCATTTGGTCCGAAAATGGGATGGTGGAATAAGATGAAAGTTTATGATTCTTTCTATGAAGGCTATGCGGTCTATATGGATATCGATACGGTTCTGGTAAAAAACTTCGACGAAGAGATAATACGCTCTGTCGCTAACCTAGATTCTTCAGACTATAAAGTCGCTTGTGTAAGTGACGCTATAGGTTGGATGAATAACAAATACAGTTCTTCGATGATGGTGCTAAAGTCTGGTAATATGCAGGATATTTGGGATACTTTCTTATTTCATTATCATAGACTTAAAGATTATAAAGGTGGCGACCAAGTTTGGACTGGTCAGCTACTAGATAAAACCTTTGCGAAAGTATACTATATTGATGAGGAAGTTAATCCTAGTCTAAAATTAAACCTAAAATTTCATTTAGGTGAAAAAATATTCGATCAATGGAAGTTCCCTTTATACATACCTAATGACTGTAAGATTGTAGACTGTGGCGGCAAACCTAAGCCACACGAGCTCGCACATTTATCTTACATAAAAGAAAACTGGCACGATGTAATTTAGGAGAAGTTCATGCAAGAGTTGCTTGTTGGTATAATAATACTAGCCGCAGCATTAATATATGTCGCAGTCAAAGATGACGACTTCGACGATTTCTAAAAGGTGGAGGATTCCCTCCACTTTCTTAATAAAAAGCTTTACTTTTGTTATTAAATCAATTATAATTAGTACAAATTGAATTGAGATATATATTATGACGTCTGAAAAAATAAGCAAGTTTAAAATTATCCTAATAGACTTCAGGTACGACAAACCTTCAGAGAAGCAAATGCAGGTTGTACAGGGCACTTGGAAGCAAATACAAAAGCAAGCTAATGCTTGGTGTAGGGAACACGATTATGCTACTTGGAAGATTGTAGCAAGTAGAGCTAAGAAAAACGTTATTGATTTAAGTAAAATTAAAGAAGAGGATGATGATTAATGTTTATTGAAAAAGTTGCTGATGGTGTGTATCAAGTTCGACTAAAAAAGAGCACGCGACCATTATTCAGAGGTACTTTAAAACAGTGCGTTAATTATATGAACACCAATAGACCTGAACCTAAATCCACTTGGGGAGTATAGTATGGAAGATGTAGTTTTGACCAAGGAGCAAATCATCCTTGCTAATAGAATTGAAGAAGCAGAACACGTAGTTCAATATACAATCAACGAGTCCATCGACTACCTAATTAACGATATGTTTGGCGTTGTAGACTTTAACGAACTAAGCAAGCAACAAGTAGAAGATTTAATGGTTTCTGCCGAAGATACTGATCACTGTATAGTATCAAAAGAGGTTGTAGTGAAGTGTAAAGGCTGGCTGGAGGATAATGCTGATGTATAATAAACTAGTTGAAGTAACTGAATGGGACGCTAACATTCCAAACTTTATATATTATACTACTGATCGAAATACCTATCTTCATGGCTACCAAAAAGAAGAAGGTGGAGAATTTTACCCATTCACAACAAGGCTTTTCTCTACCCGTGGACGTAAATTTATCCAGACTAAGGTAAAAGCATTACCGAAATGAAAGAGTTGTTATGGTTCATAGAAGGTATATGTTATATCCTTGTTCCTGCTGCGGTGATATACTTTGTATACATACTAATGAATGTACTTAATTAATGAGATTAAAAAATGAGATTAGAAGTATTTGAAATATTTGACCAGTTTAAAAAAGCTAGTAATAAAAAAGAGCGAGTAGCAGTATTACAAAAGTACTCTAAAATACCCGCCTTCTCTGATGTGCTTAGAGCAACCTTTGACGATAAACTTCAGTTTAATCTACCAGAAGGCTCTCCGCCATACACGCCAAATAAACCAGAATCTACCCCAAGCACTTTACTAAAAAAGCATATGATGTTTTCTTATTTTGTAAAGGGATTCAATGGCGACTCTCTTCCTGCGTTTAAAAGAGAAAATTTATTCATTCAGCTACTTGAATCAGTACATCCTGAAGATGCGAAGATTGTACTGGGTATGAAAGATAAAGATTTAAAAATAAAATTCTTGACTAAGAAACTAGTTCAAGAAGCATTACCCGATCTTATAAAAGACTAAATAATTAAATAAACCGTTCTAAGGAGGATCATCCCAAAATACAAAACCCCAAAAATTTAGTTTGACTTATTTCTTACAACAATTATAAGGAGACTTTATGTCGGAGAACCAAGAGAAATTAAGAAATCAAATTGCTGAACTAAGGCAATTTGCGTCAGCAGTAGTTAAGGAAAGGCGAACGACCAACTTAACTCAGCAAGGCAGTTTCTTAACCCAAACTATTCAAGGTATTTCGAGATAAGGAGGTGATCCCGATCTCTTCAAGAGCGTTTGTGAGTCTCTTGTCGTATGAAGTAAATTATGGGGTTATTAGGGGATGAGAATATATTATGCCACAGTATGAATTTAAAAACGTAAACACTGGGGAGGTTCAAGAAGTATCTCTGAGCCTCTCCCAGTTCGATGAATGGAAAGCAGCAAATCCTGAATGGGAACGTTACTATAGTTCTAATTCTGCACCAAAGCTCGTTTCTGGAGCTAAATCCGCACTCACTATGGCAGGTTCAAATTGGAACGAACACTTGACTAATATCAAGAAAGCCAGTGGGAAAGACAACACTATTAAAACGTAGACTATGGCTAAAAAAACTTCAACTTTGGCTGGGAACCAGCTCACACTTAAAAAAATTCAACCACTCACAAAAAACCAAGAATTAGCATTCGATAGCAATAAAAACCTAGTCCTACATGGACTAGCTGGTACAGGTAAAACCTACATTGGGTGTTATCTGGCGTTTGATGGTATCTCTAAAAAAGAGTATCAGAAACTAGTAATTATCCGTTCGGCTGTACCTACTAGGGATATCGGGTTTCTCCCAGGAACGGCTGACGAAAAGTCCGCAGTATATGAAGAACCGTATAAGGCTGCTTCTATAAGCTTATTCGATCGCGGAGACGCTTATGATATACTAAAGCAAAAGTTTGTGGTTGAGTTTATGACAACCTCTTACATTCGCGGTATTACTATTGATAACGCAGTAATATTGATAGATGAATGCCAGAATATGACATTCCATGAACTAGACTCAATTATTACTCGAGTTGGTATTGATTGTCGTATTATATTCTGCGGAGACTTTAGGCAAAATGACTTTGGCGGAAAACGAGAAAACTCAGGGCTAAAAGAATTCCTTAAAATTCTAGAAGCTACTACTCACTTCGATATGATTGAATTCGAAATCGAAGACATCGTAAGGTCAGATCTAGTGAAAGACTACATAATAGCGAAACATGAACTGGGTTTTTAATTTACTTTTTAGAAGGTGTAAAGTGAAAGAATATAATACTGTTCTCGACATGGAAGAGTTGTATGAGCAACTAAAAATAGATGAGGGAGTAGTATATGAAATCTACGAAGATCATTTGGGATACCCAACCTTTGGGGTGGGGCATCTCATACTCGACACAGATGAAGAGTATGGAAAGCCTGCAGGAACCCCTGTTTCCGAAGATAGAGTCCGTGAGTGCTTCGAGCGAGACATCGCTATCGCTATCGAAGAATGTAAAATACTCTATGGATCTGTATTCTGGGACGGGTTACAAGGTGAAGTTAAATCTATCCTAGTTAATATGATGTTTAATTTAGGGAGACCACGTCT